AAGGGCTTCTTTTGCATTAGAAGATCGGATAGTGCGGTCTACGTCTCCAAGAATACTTTCAATCCTTGTGGAAGGAGAACTTGCAACTTCAGTTTTCTTTTCTGCTGTATCACAACGACCAACCTGAATAGTAATCTTATTGTAAAAATAAGAATCAGGTATAGTATTCATTGCTTCTTCCAGACGAGCGTAGTCTCCTGCTGGAATAGAAACAGTAAAATATCCTAGATGGTACCTTACTCTACTTTTGTCAAAATCAGATAGCTGCACTTCTTGTTACCATCATTCTTTTATTATAGGTGTAATAAATCAATCTCATGCTTCATACGGATTTTGCATCATATAACTCATTAGAAAATCAGTAGTCGGATCACTTTTTGGTTTTAATAAAGAACCCATTAAATCTCCATATAAACCCATTGAGCTGCTTCTATCTCTTCTGGCTTGACCAAATAATTTACTCATAAAACCTAACGTTGCTAAAGCACCTAACCCTTGTCCTGCTTGTTGTCCCTGGTTATAAATAGCAAAATCAGATGCTGGTAATACAGGTGCAGTTGGCTTTGAATTTAAATTAGATGGATATACCTGTGCTTCTGGTCCTAGTTTATTCATATGTCCAAAACCTACTTCATATTTATTATCTGCTGTTTTAAACGTCATTAAATTACCATATCCACCTGCTGCTGGTATAGGTAACGCTTTGCCGTATCCTTGATAATAAACAGGAGTTCCAGCTGCGCCAGCAAAATCTATTCCTTTGTGGTTCGTTGATGCTCCTGCAGTAGGTGCGCCCCTTTCCCCAAATCTTGAAGTAACTGTTAAACCTGTATCTGGATTCCACTCAAGCCCACCAGTAGAAGTACGTCTAACCAAAGGTATTCTTTTTTCTCCTATCTGAACACCTGTTAAAGCACTTTTAATTGTTGCTGGATCAATATAAGAACCTGTCTTTAAATCTTTGACATATTTATGTATGTGAGGGCCAGTGGCTGTACCAGTACTGCCAATATTCCCTACAAAGAACCTACCACCTGAATTTGTCATTTTACTACTTTATTTCAATTCTAAAATGAAAAAGCCCCGCCGAAGCAGGACTTACATCACACACGTACCAGATCAGCAGCAAATACAGAGTCCCAATCAACACGTTTAATCTGTTTTAACTGATCTAGATTACTGAACTTTTCACCAGAAAGACTCGTCTGTATGTCTTTAATCTCACGTGCTGTCTTGAGCCCAATCCCTTTAATATGATCAGCAATCATTTGAGCGGTTGCTGAATTAATATTTAAGCGATGATCTGGGGGAAACGCACGGGGCGCTTCCTTTGCTGCTTTGTCTTTTACCTGTAGAGTCTTAACCGTTTTATTGGCTGACTCATCCGGTTTGATCTCAGTCTTGTATACGGTATAAAGGCGACCGTCCTGGTCTTCGACCATGAACCAGTCACCGTTATCCCATTCACTAATAACTTTGACCCGAGCGCCGGTTTTGGTGTGTTGATAAAGCATGGGTACCAGGTGTGCTGGTATTAGTTTACCTTAATTAAGTCGAACTGACGGTCCGATTATTAAGATAAGCTTCTAGATCGCTGTAATCAGGGGCGTTATCAGGAACCAGGTAACAAACTTCCACAAACAAATAACCGGTTAGACCAGCATTTTTGTCTGCTGCGGAGATGTATACACCACCTGCAACAGAAGTGGAATTAGCGGTAGCTTTAGAGTATACCTTATAGGTTTCAGCAGAGGTGACCTGTTTGTAGACAGCACCACTGTTTACAAAACCTGAGCCAGTGTTTATTTGTAAACCAGATGCAGGTCCAATAAATACAGGAACTGAACCAAAACCTTGGCTACCACCTGCAAAATAAACCGTACCGGCACCTTCACCTGAAACAGTAGAAGATAGTACAGCAGCAGCAACTGCTTCACCAGAAGCAGCAACTGGACCAGAGCTATCACGCCCAAACGCAATTACGTTACCGGTAGTGTTATAAACACCAGAAGCAACACGATTGTCTCCCCAGCCAGAACCAACGGAGATTGCAGCGCGGTAAACATAGCCTGCTTGGACAGAATTACCACTGATTACCATTCCGGTAATATCAGTACGGGTATCATCTTGCCTGTAAGGAGATGGGATGATAACACTCATGGTTTGACCATAAGTAGCAGAATCACCAGATATCCAGGTTACAGGAACATAACCACGTTGCTGAAAATAACGATAGCCAGGAATAGCTAGAACAGATGTAGGACCAGCCTTTGATGCATCTGCAGTTCCACCAGCACCAGTGGAGTCAAAGTTTTTGTACCAGCCATTAAGAGCTTCTACCCAGTTACCAGGGTAGATCTTTTTGGAAGTCAAATAAGTCATTTATTTCTCCTTGTTGTTTTATTTATTGTATCAAAGAATGCCGTCATCGCTAACGAAGCTGTAAGCAGTGGTAACAAAGTCCTTGTTCAGGATTTCAAAACCAGCATACAGTTGCCAGATAAGAATGATAAAGCGGCTGAAGTCATCATTATTGTTAATAAGAACTTGAGCATTAGGACCACCTACACCAACACCTACTGCTTGAGGACCAAAGAAGAAACCTTGGGCTACTTCCTGGGAAGTATAAGCAGGAGAGTCAGTAAAGCTAGCTGTAATATTCTTGGTTGGGAAGTTGGTAGATTCATAGAATTTAACACCTTCAAACTGAACGCCAGTAGGCATTACAGGTTCACCAGCCAGGAAGTAACCTTGACCCGCTTGAGGACCTTGGTAGAAGCTGGCGTTATTAGGCATCATGGGATTGCCAGACATATACATGCCTTGACCAGGATTACCTGAATAACGTGCGATTTCACGGAAGTCAGAATCACGACGCAAGTGCATCATGAAAGTAGGATCGCAAATACAACGATACAAACCATCAGAGAAGGTAGGAACGTTGCGCTTACGGAGATCCTTAACTACATTCAACAGGTCGGTAGATACGTGGAACTGTTGTGAATTAGCTGTGTACTGAGCAGTGGTGTAAGAAATACGGCCACTGGAATCCTTAGCTGCACCAGTTGGGAAGTAGTAACCACCTTGTGATGTTGATGCTTCGCCATTAGCTTCTGCTTTGGCTAGTTCATCAATAAACACACGATCACGCCAACGGCGATAATCATCAAGAAGTGTAAGGGAGCCAATAGACTGGTGGAACATATTCAGATTACCTGTGTCCAGCAACATGCGCTGAGCAGTAATCAGAGTTTCACGAGCAATTTTAAAGGTACTAGGCTGAGTAGGATCAGAAGGATCCGCAGGGCCAGTGTATTCCTTAAGCACCACAAGGACTTTTTCCTTGGTGATGTTACGGCTGTTAGCAGTACCAATGGTTTGATCGGAAATACGTTCGCGGCTATCCTTAGTACCAGGAGTGCCCCAGAATTTGTAGCGATCAAGTTGAACGGTTTGACCAGGCTGACGAGTAAAGTCATGAACCACTACTGGTTCTACGGCCATCTCGCAGATGTAAGCAGGGTGAGGACGGTAAAGTTCTGCACCTAAGATCTTTGGAAAATCGGTATCAATAAACACTTTAGTTTATCCTCCTATATTGCAGGATGTATGGTGAAAAGATTCAGACGTACAACTGTCTTTATCTATGAAAATTTTAGCAGGTATTAATTTAACTATCTTTGATAGTTACTAATACCCGCAGTGCCTGTTGTTTGTTTGTACCGGGCACCGGGTGAATTACTAGATCCGTAAGATTCGGGATCAATACGTTGATCTGTAAATCCTGGCACACCAACAGCTTGTGCCATATTGGATACACCACCACCAACCATGCCACCAAGTCCGCCTGCAGCTGTTAACCCAAGTGGAATTCCGGCAGTGTTAATAAGTGTTTGACCTCTACGCAGATTTGTTTTTAGATCGTTCGCCAAGACACGAGGATCAGCACCTTCTTGAACGGCTGCGTTTAATATATCGCCAGCAAATTGAGCTGATTGAATCTCGGCGGGTGACATCCTTGATCGACGTGCAAGAGCACCTGGATTATTGAGGCCAAGTGCGCCAATATTACGCATGGCACTAGCTGCTCTTCCTCGCAGACCTGGAATTTGT